CTAGAGAGTATCAGAACTATTTTTCAAAAGTACCATTTAACGGCAAGATTTATCCAACTGGATTGGTACGCATCTATACAGAGCCAGAGTATGAAGTAGTAGACGGCAGGACAAGGCTCAAGGCTGGCACAATATCTAAAAATGGTCGTGGACAGTTTGGCACAGAAATTGCTTATCACTCAGCAGGACTAAATCCATACTGGTATGACAATGATAATGTGCGTGGTTGTGAAATGGAGTCAAGTCATATATTTGGAGTAGATGACCCAGAAGATATTCGTGCAAGTATATCTGGAATTAATTTGGTTACAGGTGCTGCAGGAGTTAATAATGCAGTTGGAGTCAGCACTTCTCGTAATGGAATTATTAAGAATTTCTTTGCATCAAACTTCCCAAAGGATGTAGACACTAATAAGCTATACACAACTCAGGTAGGAACCCTGCAGTCATCAGCACTGGTCATGACGGGAGGAACGTTTGCAAGCACCCAGAATCCTCTAAACTATCTTTCATATGTGTATAAGCCTCTTAACAATAGCTACAAGCACTTTGGAACTAGGGTTAGGCTTATTGGAAAAGTCGAAAACAATGAGACACAATCACAGACCCCATACGGAAGCATGTCAGTATATGCAGGTGTCAGCGGTTCTAGTGCGGGTATAACCTGCATGGTAAATCCAGAAACAAACAACGGATACTACATGGAGATCATTGCTCTTGATGCAATAGACACTTCTGAGCTAGCCAGCTCTGACTCTATGTTTAATGTTGTATTCTACAAGATTATGAAAGATGATGATACTGGTAAGGCAATCCCAGTTATGCTTTGGGGAGGCATCAGCAATATCGTAGTTGACTCTGGTGACTTCGTTGGACAATATAGAATGGTAGGAGAAGAAAACCCAAGCGTCTATGACCTTGCTGTTGAGTATGAGGATATTGGAAGCTTCCGCAGGTTCTACCTGTATATGAACAATAAACTAATTAAGGTAGTAGATGACGAGAGTCCTTTGCCTGTTTATAATAATATGGGTGTATTCGTGCGTGGATCAGCCAAGGCCATGTTTGAAAACATCTATGCTGTTGGCTTTAAGTATTCAGAGAATGCGTCTAGAGCACTTGACCTTCCTAGCAAGAATGCTTTTAATGATGGAGAGGTCAGTGTTAGTGAGGCATTTAGAAAGTATGCTGTAAGTGGCATTGTGCAGTCTACAGCCCTTTCTGGTATTAGTCCTGCAGACGAGCCTAAGTATAACCTATACTTTGAAGAATTTGGGACAATTATGAGAGAGGCAGCCTACTTTAATGTTAGGTATGACAAGGCCTACCCAGCACTCTATGCAAGACTAACACCAACCTTTAACAGAATTAAGTCATATGTTGTATCTGGTTTCATGGCTGGTGCATATGGTGCAGAGTTCTTAGTATTTAATGCTACTGACACTACTATTACGCTAGATGAGAATAGCGGAAACTATCTGCAAATTCAGGGAATTACATTTACCCAAAAGTCGGATAATCAGCTAACCATGGACGACTACTATTCCAACAGAGGAGACCTGTCAGACCCAGTAACAGTAAACGGAGAGGTTACAATCTCACCGCTTACCGTAAAAGAAGAATTTAACAAGGTTAAAAATAGTAGGTCAAAGTATGGAAGACGAGAGTTTACTCTTGAAGGGGCATACATACAAAGCGAAGATGATGCTTACGCTATGATGGACTGGGTTGTTTCAAAGCTATCTAGCCCAAGGCTTGCTGTAGGTGCTAAGGTATTTGCTAACTCTACAATTCAGCTTGGCGATATTGTCTCGGTAGATTATCGAGATAACTCAGACCTGGACATGTTTATTGACTCCTCCAAGAGATTTGTTGTATATAGCATTAGCTATACACGAACCCCAAGTGGACCAGACATGACCGTATATCTAAGTGAGGTGGTATAGTGACATCAGCAGAGCCAGATATGCCATCGGCAATATCATCAAAAGTTTACAATGTAAAAGAGGCAACACCAGATATAATTATTCGTGAGTCTTCCGTAAATATAGATGAAGCAATGTTCGACATCTACTTTGAGCAGGTTGCAGCTCAAGAGATAATTACAATTGCAAGGCATGACACTGTTAATGGTCAGCCTATTATATATCAGCCAATCAAGAACTTGCCAGATCTTGCAATTAAGTATGGCCCACAATCAATTATTGCACTACAAAATTCTAGCAAAGCATTCTTTGATAACTTTGCAATCCGCCTTGAGAACTACATTCCAAATGAAGGTGAGGGTATTGGCGGAACAACTGTCTACATTGATAACGATAACGCACTTGTAATTGACCTTGTTAACCTGAAAGAAAATGAGCAGGTAGAGGTACAAATTCTAAAATCTGGAGAGATTAATAATGGTACAATATACTAGAGGTTTTTATGATAACTAACACTGGAAAAGATTTGCTATCCAAGTATCTGGTAGGCAATGTGCCTTCATATGCATCATACTTGGCATTTGGCTGTGGTCGTAGCCCACTGGGCACTTCTGACAGCTTTAATACAGAAGAGTATTCCGAAAGGCAAGAGCTAGAATTTGAAATGTTTCGTGCTCCTATCATTTCAAAGGGATACGTCACACAAAACTCTATAGATCAAAATGGGGATGTTGAGGTTGATGAGTTTGGCAACCCAGTTCAGTACACAGAGATTGTATTTACTTCTGAGCTACCAACTGCAGAGAGATACGAGATCACAGAGATTGGTGTTTACTCTGCAGGATCTAACCCAGCTGCAACCTCTAACCAAAGCAAAAACTTGTTTCTATTTAGCAAGACGGAAAACTGGGAGTACCACACAGAGGTAAGCTCAACAGATATACCAGAACACCCACAAGATCTTTATAAGCTGGCAGATGGAACTACACCAGAGGGTGCACTTGATAGCAGCATTAATGTCGCAGAGTCCGTATTCCAGGCAAATGCAGACGACATTGTTCTTGACAATGCTGTAAGGACTTCACGTAACGAAAGACCAAGATTCTTAAACAATGTTGTATTTATGTCAGGAGACTCTTGCTCAGTATATGGTTCTGGAGACGACAACCTTTATATAGATAATGACTCTGAATCTACAGAATATGACCCAAGGCACATTCACATTAACGGATCTACTTTTGACCTCGACAGGTACTCCCCCCAAGATGAGATGAAGCTAGCGTTTTCGGTAATCAATAAAAACGCAGACTCTACTTACCCAACAGACGTAAAGATCATTGTAGAATTTGCAACCCCAGAGGGATCTAATAACCCACAGTATGCTAGGTTTAAAACACATCTAACTGCAGTGTCTAATGACTTTGCAAATAACAGATATTTTGTTGTTACTAAGAAGCTGGAAGAGCTTGATAAAAGTCCAGAGTTTTCTTGGACAGGTGCAAGTATCGTAAAGGTTTATGCAGCAGCCATAGACTCCTCGACAGAATTTTCGTCAGACTACTACATTGCCCTAGATGCACTCAGGGTAGATAACGTAAGCTCACGCAGTCCAGTATATGGACTAACAGGCTATACGGTAACTAAAACAGAGTCTGGCCTTCCAATTATTAAAAATGCAAACACGACCAACCTTGTCGAGTTTAGATTTGCCATGGACGTGAAATAATGGCGGATTCAGGTATTAAAAAGATTGTTATTCCACAGTCAGATTTGCCTCCAATCAATAGTGATGAAGAGCGGTATGTTGTAAGATATCGTATTATTTCAGATGACCGCAACAGGGTATCACACTGGTCTCCACAACACCTGATAGCACCAAGCCCACTAGATGTTCAGGATAACTCAGGCATAACTCTTACATCTGCTAACGGAATGATTACCGTGCAGTGGGAAACTGAGCCAGGAGATACCTCTTCTTATGACGTATGGGTTGCTTGGGGGACACAGTCTGGAAGCACTGGCCTACCAGAATACAAAGCAACAGTTACGGGAAACTATATCTCACTTCCAATTCCTGCAAATCAAGTTTCAGTGCAGGTATATATACAGAATATGTCTGTTCCAAGAAAGCTGATGCCAGCACTAACAATAGCCAGAACTGCCATTGTTGATGTGATATAATTAATTATGGCCATTATACCGCTACCAGAAAGAGGACAACCTCTTGACCTTGCATATGTTTATTCTTTAGCAAATGCTGTCAATGATTTATCTGCACAGATCTCGCCTGCATCGTCTAAGACTACGACGGTGGACACTATCATTGGTAAGCAAACACTAAGAACAGCAGACACCAAAGTTATTGGCGGTATTAAAAGGGTCACGAACAACAGTATTGTTACAGCTGGAAACGAGAGCACATTCTCGTATGACTTTCCAGCAGACTTTAAATATGCTCCAATAGCAACTGCTACAGTTGTCAACGTTGGAGACACCCCAGCTGGTAAGGATGTTTCGGTGGTGCTTACGTCGATTACCACATCAAGAATTGAAGGACTCGTCAGGTTTGGCACTTCTGGTGAAGTGTCGGTATCTGTAAACATTATAGCAATCGGTGTTCCTAACTAGAGGTCACAATGGCACCCAATCCAAAACGTGGATACAGAACTAGGGAAGAATATAATGAAGCACCAGTTATCCCTGGAAATAAAAAGGTATGGTTTCTAAATGGAGATTTGGTACGCAGTCATCACATTAATAGGTCTAATGGAATTATGTCTGTTTATAATATTATTCAAGATAGAATTGAAAGCTGCTTACTCTCGGACTTTAAGAAAAACAGAGAGCGTGCTTACACAGTTGGAGAAACTGCTGATCTCGTAAACAGGCACAAGAAGTATATGCCACAGCTTGTCAAGCGTGGAGTAATCCCAGGACCAACAGGAAGCCAGAAGGGTGGCAGCACTGGCTGGCAGGTAAGAAGTTATTACTCAGAGTCGCAAGTTAAAGAGATTCGTGATATACTAGCTACCTATCATATGGGCAGGCCTCGTAAAGATGGCCTAGTTACAAATGACATAACTCCTTCTCCGCAAGAGTTGACACGGAGGATGGGAGATGGTATACTAACGTATACGAGAACTGAAGACGGAAGATTCATTCCAGTGTGGTCTGAATCTATTTAGAGAAAGAAACGGGTATGAATAACGAAGACACTAAGGTCAAGGTTGGCCTAGGATACACCCTTAATCTGGGTAACTTCCAGTCACTACGTGTTGACATCGAGGTTACAGACAGCAAGCGTGAGGGTGAGAACACATCAGATGCGTTTGAGCGTGTCTATGAGTTTGTTGAGAACAGGCTAACTGAAAAGGTTAAAGAGGCTTCTGCCCAGCTAGAGAGTAAGTAATGGCAGATCGCAAGGAGCGTTTTGCCTTGCTAAGCAGATACTCAAAGCTACATACACAAAAGTATGAGGCAAGGCCGCAAATTAATTTAAATGTAGAGCAGTGGGCATCCGATGCTCTTGTAGAGTCGTATGGACTCCAGGAGTGCTATGACCTGCTCGAATACTATTTTGAGGTGGCACAAAAGCCAACATGGAAATATTTTGCTAACTATGCACAAGATATCATAGACAAGCGAAACCAATATGCACAAGATTTAGAAGATCGTAAACAGCGAAGACAACAAGCAAAGAAGTGGTTAAGTGAAAATTAAGAAGAGGCGTTCATATGAGCAATACAGAAGCTAAGTTAATATCAGCAGTTCTATCAGACAAGCAGGTTCACGTTTTGCTACAGGCAAACGTAGAAAACCTTTTGACTACACACACAGATGTGTGGCAGTTTATTAGAAGCTACTACGAGAACAACCTCACAGCTCCACCAGTAGATTTAGTTATAGACAAGTTCCGTGACTTCGCACCAGTAGATGGCGTAGGTGCTACAAAGTATCACCTAGAAGAGTTGCAGCATGAGTTTATGAACACATCTCTTAGAGAGTTGCTAAAGACTGCAGCTACTGATGTACAATCAGACAAAGCATCGGAAGCACTTGAGATGCTTATCTCAAAGACTGCTGAGCTCAAGAAAAACTCTTCTGCTATTCGAGACATTGATGCAACAGATATAGACTCAGCAGTGGCCTACTATGAGCAAGTTCAGAAGCAAGCAGAGCTAGGCATAACAGGAATCAAGACAGGCCTTCCTGGGTTTGACGACTATCTTCCAGCAGGAATTCAGCCAGGACAGCTTGGGGTCTTCTTAGCCTATCCAGGTATTGGAAAGTCGTGGCTCTCCCTATACTTTGCAGTGCAAGCTTGGAAGCAGGGCAAGTCACCAATGGTTGTCAGTCTTGAGATGAGCGAAACAGAAGTTCGTAACCGTGTATTTAC